ACAGCGAAGCGACCGACTGGCGGCTTTCGTGGATAGCCTGTGGGCAGTTCAACAAGCCGATGGACACAGAACTCTACAACCCGGTTATGAAGACGCTCTCCCACAGGCGAGAGCCGGAACCGCAGCTCGAAGGACAGATGGACATTAGCGCGTTCCTTGAAGGTTGAGATGGGTAAGCACTCTAACCACAAGAAAGTGGACGAACTCGCCGCTTGGGACATGGACAAAGGATGCCGCAGAATCGTCAACCAGTCCACCCAGGCGCGGCGAAGGTTGAAAAAAAGACTGGCACGACAGGCGCGGAAACGGATTAACAAACTCTTAATTGCACTTTCAGCCCAAAACTGGGCGTAAAAAGGTGAAGGGGATTATAAAAACAGTCCATTTCAAGGCATAGGAACATGAACAACATAAGGAGGTAGATACCATGTATCTGAACAAGTACGACATCAAGGGCGAAACCTACGTGAAGCTGGACGAACTGAACGACCTGATCAAGAGCGAACGCAAGCAGATCGCCCAGAGGATGAAGCGCAATCATGCCGAGGGCAAGGACGAGGATAACCCCGGCTGGATGATGGCGCACAGCCAGCTCACGGACATCGCCCGCAAGATCAACATGAGCGAGAACGGCGAGAAGCACCTGATCTTCACCCGCGACAAGGACGGTGACTGGGAGTTCCTGGTGGACGTGGTGCGCTGGGACGATCTGCCCGAGTATATGCGCAAGGCGGCAGCCAAGGCCAAGGCCGAGTGGGTGGTCATTGGCACCAGCGAGATCGAAGAAGCCACGCTGTATAAAAGCGTCGAGGAAGCGGAAGCGGAACTGCGCCGGGTGGTCGAAAACACGGGCAGCGAGGCATGGCACATCACCAAGAAGTGGATGTTCGATACCAAGGACAACCGCGAATCCCTGCTGGCCTTGTTCTATGACGGCGGCGAGGAAAAGCCGAAGAAGCCCAAGGCGAAGAAGCCGTACATCCCGCCCAGGTACACGGTCTGGTATCGGGACGATGGCGAAACCACCCAGCACTGCATGGGCTTCGTTCGGTACGAGAATGGCATCCCGGTCTACACCAACCGCCCGTGCAAGGCTTCATGGTTCACCTACAAGGAAGCGGCAGAGAAGGTCGCCGCCGACTGCGGTGAGGGCTTCGAGGTCGTGGATATGTGGAACCAGATGACCAAGGAACAGCGGCTGCTTCGCGCCATCCTGCTGGACGATCACGGCCCGAACGATGAAGACCCGTGCGAGTGGCACGGCGACGGCACCAGAGCCGAGGACGAGGACTGGGAGGACGAATAAATGGCGGTGTGCGCGGTAACACGCCACGCCGAACACCGAACCCGCGAGCGCGTCGGCATCCCCAAAAAGGCTGTCCGGCGCGCCGCAGCCAAAGCGCTCACACAGGGTATCAAGCGCACGGACACAGAGGGCGGTTTGAGACGATACCTCGACTGGCTGTACTGGCGCGGCAACGGCGGGGCAGACAACATAGTGGTCTATGGCGACAAGGTGTACCTGTTCAATGATGACACGCTGATAACGGTGCTGACCGTACCCACCGCCCACGCTAAACAGGTGGCGCGGCTGATGAAGAAACGGAGGAAAGACGATGAGCTGTAATGATGGATATTGCGACATCGAGGAAAAGGATACCACGCCATGCTGCGGCGTTGAACCAATGAAGAAAATCAACCTCCTGTCAACGTGGATTCGCTGCCCGAAGTGCGGCAGATGCGTGACGGGTGACACCTACAAGGAGGCGAGGCTGGAATGGAACAGGGCATTAAAAGATTCCTGCGGCGACTGAAAGAACAAGGTCTGACCCGCCAGCAGATTAAAACTCTGCGGGGTCAAGCCCTGGCTGGGGACATTGACGGAACAATCAAGGGGCTGGAAAAATGGCGAAATAAGATGGGAGTGTGCATGACAGATGAGGGGAATCATCAAAACGTCAATCATTGTGGTGGTAGTGCTGGCGATATTGGCAGTAACGGTCATGGCCGTCAATACCTACATTCATCGGATTCGGGCCGGGTGGATTATCCAAAAGACATTTTCCCCGGCGCATACCAGCCGCTACGTTACCTACATGCGCGTCAACAAAATCATGATTCCACAATGGCACACGATTCATCACAATGACCGATGGACATTTACGATTGAGGACGGCGATAAACGGGCATCATGGGATGTGCGGGAGAGCGTGTACAACAGCTACAGCGTGGGTGACTGGTTCGCTGTGGAAGAAGTCATAAACAATGATTGAAGACGACGGAGGTAGACAATGGCGAGCACAAGACCGATCAAGCTGGATGAATGGGGTATAAGCTGGGAGGAATATAAAGAACTGACGTACTTCTGCCTACAGTATGAGCAGAAAAAGCGGGATGCGGCGGCGCTGCTGACAATCAAGCTATCTACACCCACGCCAGAGGTATACTATACAAAGCGCAAGATTAAACTGTCAAGCGGTGCGGAAAAGATGGTGAACGTGATGCACGGTACGTTCATGCCACATGGCAGCGGGCACGTGAGCGACCCTGTGGCGGCTACGGCGGCGAAGCGGGACAGGCTGCTGAACGATATACGCATGATCGAGCAGGCGGCGAGAGGGGCCTCTGACGCGGCGAGAGAGCTATACAAGTTTGAGGTTGACCCGCGATACATCATCCGCGCAGTGACCCAGCGCAGCGGGGTACAGGCGTTATACGCCAACCCGGACACGCGCCCGCCGATGGGGGAGCGCCAGTTCTACACCGTGCGCCGCATATTCTACTGGATTCTGCATGAGATGAAGAACGGGGATTTGGAGCCAATCGCATAGGAGGGAATATGATACATAGTGCGTATGACTATCAAAGGGATTTTGGATGGCGACGAATAACGCCGTCTGAACGTGCGCAAATGCTTATATGGCTTGATAACTTTATCCCGTCGAATCAGGAAGAAGAACGTGCAAAAGCGATTCTTGAATACTTTGTGAGGGATAATATTTCTGCGCAAGCAATCGCCAGAAAAAGAAATCCGAAAATAGTATGCTATGGGAATCGTAGTAAAGGGAAACCCCTGAGCACAACAAGCATATTGCGTATTATTTATGAGTATTTCCCAGACCTGAAATCAAGGCAAAAAAGTGCGAAGGGCAATAAACGGGTCGAATTGATACGAAAACGTGAAAAGGAGAAAAGCCCGCATATTTCACAATGTGCATTTTGTGGTGAATCCAATGCCCTTGAAGAACATCATATGATCCCGTTGTTTATGGGTGGAACAAACGATGACGATAATCTGGTGTTCCTCTGCCGTGCTTGCCATAGGCGTGTTACGAAATATCAGCAACGATTCAAAAAATGGGTCAACACAATGCAGTAAAAATGTGCTATCCTGTCAATGTGCACAGCCGGGAACACCCGGCGCATATGCGGGCGGCAGGTGAGTGGCCCCGCCCACAGGTTGAGCTACCCGGCGAAAGTCAGGGAGCGGGATTCAAAAGCGCGTTGGGGCCTTCATCCCCGCGCCGCCTCCTGCGCTGGTGGGGGCGTTAAGCAGGCACAAGCCGGGGAGACCCGGCAACATGCAGATTTGGGTGAGTAGTCGAAACCAGCAGATTGCTAATCTGCCGCGCCCTATATGGACGCCGGGGGTGCAAATCCTCCAATCTGCGCCACTGTTCACGATGGGTTGGACATCCATCTGGGCATCTCCTTTAAATGGGGCGGCACGAAAGTGTGACCAGCCCGTCCGTATGGCCCTCCTGACGGCTTTATACTTTCACGTTGGGACTGGACATAGGAGCCAGCCTGTCGCTACCGCGTGGATTGCCGGGGCGATGAAAGGCGGGCGTCGCTTCGGGCGTTGAGCGCATCAGCGTCCACCAACTCGCTCCATTCTCTCATCTCCTTTCGTGGGTGAATCGGGCACAGGCGGTTAATGGCGTACAGTGATGCGCCAACCGCCTTTTTCGTTGTCAGACGCGCAAAAACGGCCCGTAGAACCGTTTTGTTTGTTTGCGCGATAACTTATAAGCGTGAAGCGAAACACGCTATAATGCCGCTTTACGGCAGATTGGCATAGGAGGCCACAATGTACCTGAAAACGCTTAATCTGGGCGATATTCGCCCATACGAGCGCAACCCGCGAATCAATGACAAGGCCGTGGAGCCGGTGATGAAGTCAATCCAGAAGGACGGCTACCGGGCGCGAATCATCGTGGACAAAGACGGCGTTATCATCGCGGGCCATACGCGCTACGAGGCCATGAAACGGCTCGGCTGGACGGAGGCCGAGGTGTGGATTGCCGACGACATGACGCCGGAGCAAATCGCCGATTACCGAATCCGCGACAACCTGACTGCTGATTTCGCCGAGTGGGATTTCAGCGAGTTGGAGGCGGAGATTGCGGAGATGGACCTGGACTTCGATATGTCGGAGTTTGATGGGTTTGAGGACATTGAAACGGCTGATGATGACGAACAGGATAGGCGTGATGTGTACACTGGCAAGGTAGATGTACCGCAGTATCAGCCGACGGGGAAAGAAGTCAATATTGACCAGATGTATGACAGCAGCAAATACGAAGAATTGCTGCAACGCATAGAGCAATCAGACGTTACTGTTGATGAAAAGGTGTTTTTGAAATTGGCGGCCACGAGGCATATTGTATTCGATTACACAAACATTGCTGAATACTATGCCAACGCGAACGCCGAGATGCAGAAACTCATGGAAGAGTCTGCGCTTGTAATTATCGACCTTGACGACGCCATAAAACAGGGATATGCCACATTCGCCGAAAAAATTGAAAGGCTGGCTGATGCGAATGGATAGGCAATTTGCTGTTTTTATTTTGAGCCACGGCAGGGCGGATAATGTAAAAACCATAAAGGCATTAACTCAAAGCGGATATACGGGCAGAATTTACATCATCATTGACGATGAGGATGAACAGCGGCAGGAGTATATCAACAGATATGGTAAAAGCGTCATTGTGTTCAATAAGCAAGAAGCGGCCTTAAATGTTGATGTAGCAGACCTGAAAAAGCAGCGCAATGTTGTAGTGTACGCAAGGAACCAATGCCATTCAATAGCAAATAAACTTGGCTTGACACATTTTGTCGAGATGGACGATGACTATTCGTGGTTTTCGTTCAAGCAGTTTATAGACGGTCACTCAAAAGAACGCCGAATCCATAATATCGATGAAGTATTTGATATAACTTTTGATTTTTTGGATGTTAGCGGTGCTGCGGCTGTCTGTTGCGCACAGGGTGGAGATTATATTGGTGGCGCTCTTGGCACAATGGCAACCCAAAGACTAACGAGAAAAGCCATGAATGTGTTTTTCTGCAAAACAGATAGGCTTTTCAAATTTTACGGCAGACTTAATGAAGATACCACGGCTTACACAAGGCTCGGGCAACAAGGGATTCTGTTTTTCACTTTCGCTGATTGGATGGTACATCAAGAGATGACGCAACAATCGGCTGGAGGATTGACAGACGCTTATCTCGACGCTGGAACCTATGTAAAGTCTTTTTACTCTGTGATGTTTAGTCCATCATGCGTAAGGCTTGGTGTGTTGGGCGACGGGTCAAGGGGCGAAAGGCACGAAAGAATCCATCATCGAGTTATATGGGGGAAATGCACCCCGAAGATAATCAGCAGTAAATACAAAAAATAGGAGTGATTCACGATTGCGCGAAATAACACGCGGCCCGACTGGAACGCCATCCGGCATGATTACATATCAACGGACATCGGCCAGCGGCCACTCGCCGAGAAATACGGCGTAAAATACACCACCCTGCGCCGAAGGTCTGAGCGCGAGGGATGGGTTGAACAGCGTGACGCAATGCGCCGCAAGGTTGACGCGGAGGTGACGCAAAGAACGGTTGAAGCTGCTGTCGACAATGCGGCAATAGCGCGGGAGATACAGCGCGATTTATTGGAGCGTTTGCAGCGCATATCCATGAAGTACCCGCAGGATGCCACGGAGGTACGCCAGCAGAAGGACGGCAAGACGATGGTATACAAGCTGACCGACCTGACCAAGGCATACCGAGATTTGACCGAGGATATTGTGGCGACGGGCAGCGACATCGAAGACCTCAATCCGCTGGTGGAGATGCTACAATGAGCAGGACAGCGACAATCCCGTGGGGCGCGTTCAGTGACAAGCACAAGGCGTATATCAAGGCCGCGCTGCATAACCGAATGTGTGTGGCCGAGGGTGCAATCAGGTCTGGCAAGACCATCGACCATTGCATTATCGCCGCCGCGTACCTTGAAACCACGCCGGACAAGTATCACCTTGCCAGCGGTAGCACTATCGCCAACGCCAAGCTGAATATCGGCGTGTGCAACGGCTTCGGGCTGGAAAACCTGTTTCGGGGGCGCTGCCGGTGGGGCAAGTACAAGGACAACGAGGCGCTTTTCATCAGCACACAGACGGGCGAAAAGGTGGTCATATTCGCTGGCGGCGCGAAGTCGGATAGCTACAAGCGCATCCTGGGCAACAGTTACGGCATGTGGATTGCCACGGAGATCAACGAGCACTACGACAGCGCGGACAGCCGAACGTCGTTCATCAAGGTCGCCAATGGCCGTCAGCTTGCGGCAAAAAAGCCGTTTACGCTGTGGGACATGAACCCGTGCAATCCGGGGCACAGCATCTATGAGAATTACATAGACCGCTACCGTGAAAACGGGCTTCCGGGCGGGTATCTATACGAGCATTTCACCATCGCGGACAACGCCACCATATCGCCGGAGCGTTTGGAAGAAATCAAGGGCCAATACGTGCCGGGCACGGTGTGGTATCGGCGCGACATCGAGGGCGAGCGCACGTTGGCCGAAGGTTTGATTTATCCCATGTACCGGGAGGCCATCGGCGAGCCGCCGCAGGGCAACGCGGCGCAATATTGCGTCAGCCTTGACTACGGTACGCGCAACGCCTTTGCCGCGCTGCTGTGGGAGCAACACGCGGGCGTATGGTACGCCACGCGGGAGTATTACTACAGCGGGCGCAACGAGGGCAGAAGCAAGACGGACAGCGAATACGGCGCAGACCTTGACAGATGGCTTGCGGATATACCGGGGCGGATGACGGTCATCATTGACCCGTCTGCCGCTTCTTTTATCGCGCTGCTGCGCAGGAAGTCCGGGCGCTACAGGGTGCGGCCAGCGGACAACGCAGTGGATGACGGCATACGCGAGACCGCCACGGCACTGCAAACCGGGCGCATCAAGATCAGCGAAGCGCTGGACAACTGGCAGGACGAAGCCAGCGGGTATGTGTGGGACGAAAGCGCGGGCGAGGACAGGCCGGTCAAGGTAAACGACCACCTGATGGACGCCATGAGGTACTTCGTCAAGACAATGCGCATCGCCATGCCAAAGGGCGTGTATGTGGCGGTTGGAGGGTAAATGAGCGACTACGACGATAAAGCGCCCACTTGTACGGTGAACGTGCTGGGCACGGAATACCGCGTGTATATGGGCGTGAAGGAAGCTGACGATGAAATCCTGCGGGACGCGGACGGCTATACGGACAAGACCTCCCACAAGATCGTCATTGCGGACAAGCTGAAGGACACAGACCTTGACGATTATGGGGCCTATGTGAAAAAGGTGCTGCGCCATGAGCTGGTGCACGCTTTTCTGTTTGAAAGCGGGCTGGGCGGGTGTGCGGCGTGGCATGAGGGCGACGATGAACACCCGGAGCAGATGGTGGACTGGATCGCGTTTCAGTTCCCGAAGATTCTCAAAGCGTTTCAGACCGTGGGCGCGTTATAGGAGTGCAGCATGGAAGGAATCAACATCATCACGCCGGGGGATTTACGCCGGTTGGAGAAATACAAGCGGTTCATCTGCCGTGACTGTGGCTGCGTATGGGAGGCTGGCGCAAGCAAGTATCGATACGTCGGCACACAGTGGGAAGGCGATTCGTGGGAATGCCGCTGCCCGACCTGCGGGAAATACTGCTATACGGAGGAATGACCATGCTCACCTTTCAGGATTTTCAAACCGCCGTACAGCGCGGGCAGACGATAGACTTCATCCAAAAAGCCATCGCCGATCACCGCAACAGCGCGGCTTATAAGATCGCCGTGGACGCGGACGAATACGACGCACAGCGCAACGTGACGGTTAACAGCGTCATTAAAAGCCTGTACGACATCAGCAGCAACATTGACAAGGAAACCGGCGTTGAGCGAATGGGTGTGCGGCAGAAAACGGACACCACGGCCAGCAATCACCACATTGCATCGAACTTCTTCCACCGCCTCAATGTCCAGCGCTGCACCTACAGCCTTGGCAATGGCGTCACGTTTGAAACGGACGTGAAGGACAAGCTGGGTGCAAAGTTCGATACCGACCTGTACAGCGCCGCGAAGCTGGCTCTGAAACACGGCATGAGCTTCGGCTTTTGGAATTACGACAGGCTGCACGTGTTCCCGCTCACGCAGTTCGTGCCGCTTTGGGACGAAACCGACAGCGCCTTGCGGGCAGGCATCCGCTTTTGGTCGTTGGACTGGAACGAGAAGCCGGTGTATGCCATCCTGTATGAGGAAGACGGTTATACCAAGTTCCGAACCCGCGACGGTTTTAAGGGGCTAATTCTCGGCGAGGTTGAGAAAAAGCACGCATACAAGCAGCGGGTGGCGCACACCGAGGCGGGCGGCGATGAAATCATCGGCGAGGGCAATTATAGCGCCCTGCCGATTGTGCCGCTGTACGCCAATGAGTTCCACCAGTCAACGCTCGTTGGTATGCGGGCTGCGATTGACAGCTACGACCTGATACAATCAGGTTTTGCCAACGACTTGACGGATTGCGCTGAAATATATTGGCTGATCGGCAACGCCAACGGCATGACCGATGATGAGCTGCAGCATTTCATGGACCGGCTGCGCTTTAGCCATGTCGCGCTTGCGGACACCGACAACAGCAGTGTACAGGCGTATTCGCAGGAGCCGCCTTACAGTGCGCGTGAGGCGTATCTGAGTCGCATTGCATCCAGTATCTACCGCGATTTCGGAGCATTCAACCCGGAGGACGTGGCTGCCGGGGCTGTGACGGCGACGCAGATCAATTCAGCGTATCAGCCGATGGACGAAGAGGCTGACGCATTTGAGTATCAGATCATTGAGTTCGTCCAGCAGATTCTTGCCTTGCAGGGGCTTGAAGGTACGCCACAGTTCAGCCGTAACCGCATTTCAAACCAGATGGAGCAGGTGCAGATGATCATGATGGAGACCGACTATCTGGACGATGAAACCGTGCTGACCCTGCTGCCGAACATCACTCCTGACATGATCGACACCATCATGGAGCGCAAGCAGCTTGAAGGCTCTGACATCGTGGAGGATGAAGAAGAACCTTTGGCCGAAGAAGATGACGACACGCTGGGCGAACTCGAAGACGACGGCATTGACGCGGCTCTTGACGCGCTGCTTGCGGAATTGGAGGTATAGTCGTGGCCTACGCTGATCCGAACTATGACCCCAAAAAGCGCCATGAATACTACATGAAGCACCGGAAGCTGAAGGGCAGGAAGAAGAAGCGCAAGGTTGAGCCTTCGTCAAATTCATCGGCCAGAAGCATCCAAGGCGATAGTGGCGGTATTGAGATAGACAACCTCCCGGAAATAAATACCAATTACGAGCTGAGTGAAGCGGCGCAAGCAGCGAAGAAGCGCAGTGACAGGACATCTACTGCAGGATTGAACGACGCGGGCAAAACAGCGGCGAAGAACGTCAAGGCGAACCTTCAAGCTGAGCGCAAAGAAAAGGCGGATCACATCACTGCAATGGCAAATGCGGAAATTGGCCGACTGCGCGAAGAGTTAAACGGAATGTCAAAAGAGGAGAAGGCCGCCAACAAGGAACGCATCCAGCAGGAAATTGAG